CATCCTCCCAATCTAATTTCTGACCACAATTCTTGCAATAATCATATCTGTCATGTGTTTTCAGCCATTCATCAAGGATTTGTTCGTCTCTATGCTTTTCAAATACCGCTATTGCATCTGCCAGAAAGTCGGTCTGGGCAAACCATTTCAGATCGTCAATCACTTTCCACGGGTTATCGCCAGATACATTCATACAAACTTCATGTAACCTTTCCATTTGATCGCAGTCTTTATATTTTTCCTCTATTTCTGCGATAGGAGATTTTAATGCGTGATAATTGCGAATGTGAACATAATTGAAGTATGCCGAGGAATATTCCCCTACTTCATACTCTCCGGGTTCAAATGTGTGGTTTTGCATCACGATCTGCAAAGCAACTGGAAGTTCGATAATGAGCATTTCGGCTTTTTCAATATCCTCAGCAGCGTATTCTCCACTTTCTTCATCGCAGTGCCATCCCATGATTTCACACACATTTGTTGTGGGGCCGCTGTTCCCGAATGGTCTTTTAACATCTATTGCCGGTCTATACCTATCCTCAGAATCTATTAAAATAGAGATTCTAAAATTAAGGTCTGTCATAATCTTTATGTGCTCCGGTTTTAATTCAAAACTTGGCATATCAACCTACCTCCGTTTCATTCCTCTGACTGTCTACTTCTCTCTTGCTTCCAACAGGCTATTAAATGTAAATCCTTCACTTATACATTAATCCTCGAATTTCATGTATTCTTCCATGTTCTCCGGTGTGATGTTTCTCCCAATCATAGATTTGCAGATTTCTACTGATTTCCGGCATTCCTCCACCGTGCCTATCTTGCGGTACTTCTGTACCTCTTCCAGTGCCTTGATTGCCATCTCGTAACCTTGGATTTCGTTTTTTCTCTCGTAATTTTGTGTACACATTTTGGCTAAATCAATAGATGTCTCAAGTTCTTTGATTGCTTCATTCTCCGTCATGGCTACTCTCCTTAACTCCATTTAAAATCCTCACAAGGTCTCATTCTCCGCTGATTCTTACCTCTTTTATTGCATATTCCCCAACCACCGTAATGACAATCTTCACAAGTAATCGGATATTGATTTAATTTTTCCTCAATACATTTCTTGCACTGGTAAGAATTTTGATTATACTCATACCGACAATTACGATTTTTGCGTTTGCATGTCGCCATATTACTCCTCCAACAGTTCCTGATTGTCAAATACATTCCCAATCACTGAACATTCATCACCTAAAACTTCATAGCTTTCAGCAGATAATCTGTTTGTCACTTGGAAGGAAATTGTTTCATCATCCCATACGACTTTACCGATGCAATCTGCTTCTGCCAGTCCGCTTTCTGTACTGTATGAATCCCAGTAAGCAACAATGTCATTCTCCCAAATCAGATTACCGTTCTTGTCTTTCACGCCTGTGCATTGGCAGATAGTCTCTGGGTCTACTTCGTAAGGAACATAATCTGCCATATCAAATTCAAATTGAAATATTGTGTATTTTTCACAATTTTGTTTTAAACTTCCTTTTACCCATACTCCGTCTTCAGCGTTATTATACGTGTCAACAATTCTTGCCGTTTTTGCTTTGAATAAATATCTATCCTGCATCCTCATTCCTCACTTTCTTTCTGTAACCATGCCAATGTACAATCCTTACATACCTTGTCACTTTTTAATAAATTCCGCAGGACACATAATAGCGCCATCGCCAGTTCTTCGTCCGTCATGCTCCTGATCCGGTCTGCGTTGATCATAGGTACGTAGTGCTCGCAGTCTCTTTCTATGTCCTCATGCGGACAGTCATTGATTTTCTCGCACCATGAGTACGCATCAAAACCATTATCCTTTGTTTCTAAATTCTTGCAATTATTACATTTCACCATCTTCCACCTACTTTTCTTGCAAAAATCTCTTTATGACATCAATATCTCTGTCCAGCACGCTTAAATGCTCTTTGTTCATTTTTTGATAGACAATCAAGGGATTCTGTCTTCCTGCCTTTTTCGCTCTTAATACTTCCCATATACCTTTCGGTTCTTCAATCGTCCATCCGGTTTTGATAAGCCATTTGCTAAAAGCATATAATTTGTTGCTATGTAATGTGTGTCTATTTGCCATCTTCTTACTCACTTTCCATGTACGGCTCCGGCAGTGGCATCCAGGCTGTGATTTCAATTTCATCACCAACAACATCAGGTTCATAATATCCGTATTCCTTGAGATAATCTTCACATACTGCCGAATACCAGTACCATTCCCCCTCGTAGCAGATACCAGTTGCTGTGAACGGTACATCTTTAATGCTTGCATAATAAGGATCCGGATTGTGGTTTACCCATGTAATATTGACAGGAACATAATCTTCCGGCAGTCTCTCGCTTACTGGAATCCACACCGGCTGATTCTGCAAGGCGGTGATTGCCATTTGTAATGCATCCTCACAACAATGATCTACTCCAGTTTGTCCGTACAGAGGACATTCTTCACAAACCTCTGAGTACTGTTCACTCTTAGCCTTTAAGCAGTAAATAACTTCTTCTCTCTTCATTTCGCACCTTCCATTTCTGCCAGTTTGGCTTCGGCTTCCTCATAGGTGAAAAATACCATCTTTCCAATATCAGATGCAGTAAATCCGTTTAAGTTTGGATATATACCAGTATTAAGAATCCAATAGAAAAATACGTTATCTCTCTCGATAGAAATAAGTATAATTCTTAATTCTGAAACAAAATTTCTTGTTGGTACATACACAGTATCTCCAACCTTGCACGGCAACCGTATGAGCAATCTCTGCTCCTCGGCATCCTCATAGGCTGCCAGCTTCTCTATTGCGCAATATCCTCCATCGCAATTTGTATATTTATCATTCGGCTTTTCTTCAAAGTACTGATAAAATGTTCTTAATCCATTTTCACCGTGATTCTCCTTTACCAAAATTCCATCAGCAGTTCTTTCTGTCAGTCTCTCCATCATTGATCCTTTCCCATTCCTTCATGACTTCTCTTTCTCTTTTCCATTTGTCGATCCTGTACTTGATGTTATCTTTCACAATGTTTACCAATATAATCATTCCAAAGATTATCCATACAAAAACCAACAATGCGATCAATACCACTCCAACCATATCTGATAAAGTCACGATAAACTTCATCTTGCATCCACTCCTTTCTCACACTCTTAAAAACTGCTTCGGTATCGGCACTCCGTTTCGGTCATAAAAAGTAAAATCTCTGTACTGGTAATGCCGGTTACTCCCCACCAACCGGAAAAATGTCGGTCGGCTTTCTGAGACTTCCAACAGTCCATCCCCAATATTCGGGTAGCTGTCATTGTCATTCTTCACGGCATATATCTTCATGGTTCTCACTTCTTCCTGCATGTATCTTTGGTTTCTCCGACATTGCCGGATAGCTGCACTCATACGGCTTCGTGCGTCCGATTCTAATAGCATCAGCAACCGGATGTGTAGCCATGTAGAGTAAGTCACCGTTCTGAAAGTTTCCTGTTCCCTCTCTCATACAGCTACACTCCTTTTCCGTATGTACTTGCAATTCCATATACATTGCAAATTTCTCTGTAATATTTTTCCTGTGCATGGATATGAGCATCCACACGGTCAAGTTCCGTCTCACACCACTTTGCAAATTCTTCCTTGGACAATGGTTTTTCCAAATTTTCAAATTTCTCTCTGTTGTCAATCACAAAACACACCATGTCAACCGGAATGTGGTTCAAATCCGCAAGAATCTGAATCTGCTTATCTTTATCCTCTGCTTTTTCATAATTAGCCAACAATTCATAACCTGTCATCTGCATTTGTATCACCTCTTATCAAGTTTTATTTCTTTGTCGTAGCAACTTTTCTTCGGATTTCCCTCTACTGGGGAAACCATCTTTTTAGGATCCGTAGTATATGCTCCGTTTAGTTTCAAACCTATTTTGCTTTTTTCGTCCTCATAGCATGACGGCTTGTAACGATCCGGTGGAATGTAGTTGTGAATGCGCCAGTGCTTTACAAGCATAACACCACTATCGAAAGATAAAAGGAATCTATTGTCTATCAATGCTTTCAAATCATCATCAGAAGCACCGCACATCCTTATGATTTTCCGAGGATTGTTCACAAATCCGTCATCATCAGCGTTCATACAGATATGGAAATAAAGCATTTGAGCCGTAGCAGGAATATCCAAAAAAGCATCACTCTCAATTATTTTTGCACTGAACATTCGTTTTTCTGCCATTTAGAACTCCTTACTCAAAAATAGGCTTCTCAATATAGATCCCGGTGTTTTCCACCAGTTCTCTCCACAAGTCCATGAAATCCTTTCCGTTGCACTTGTCTCCGGCTTTGTCCATGTGGTCAGAAAACTTATCCTTGAAATTCGTCAGCTTCTTCTTACTAAATCCATCTTCCATAAGAATTACCATTCCATATAGGATGTACCTTGTGGACAACTCATTGATAAGATTGTTACATCTGACCTGTTCCTGGATGCATTTCTGCGCTACAACCGACTTGTAATGTGGATAATCAGCTTCGGTAAATTCCTTGTACTCAATCGTCCAGTCTGCAAAATCGTTAAGCCTACTCTGTAACTCCGTATAAGGCTCATTCTCGTACTTTTCATTGTATTCGGTGAATTTACCGCAAAAGTCGGAAAGTCTCGTCTGTGAGCACTTATAGTCTTTCCACAAGGTATAGCAGAACAGTGTCAGTATTCCGGTGAATGGACTCCTCTCCGCAGACTGCTTCAAAAGTTCTGTCTGCCGCATGATTTTCAAAATTTCCTGCGGATTGTCATATCGTTTTGGCATTTTATGTTACCTCTTTTCAAATTCTGACTCTTTCCTTTTGCAATGAGTAGCACCGTATTCTGATTTTCCTACATATTCGTAGCAATCAACACATTTCCATCTACCACTTTGATACGGTTTGTGAGTACGTCCGTTGATTGAGTGCATTGTGTTTGGGTACTCATTCCAACAGCTACAATCGTAATTTTTTTCGCTCATGTAATCTTCTCAAATTGCTTTAACAGGCATTCCTTACAAAACTGTACACCGTCAAACTCGTAAAGTTCCTCTACCTCTTCCTTACAATCATCGCAATACAAATGTTTCACATTTATGTTCGGGCACCTATTGCCGAGACATGGATAAGCTTCCGTTGCGCATCCGCAGCATTCACCTTCGTATTTCACCATTTTCTGAAAAACTCCTTTAATTTATTGCATACTTGCTGAAATCTATACTTAAACAAATACTTTTTAAAAGATTCAGTTCCGTATTGATAGCAAAGATACATAATTTGTTTTTGAGTAGAAAGAGATTCATAAAACTCCTTGTCAGTTTCTTCAACGTATTGTAAAAGTACTTCATAGTCTGTTTTATTCATTACTTTCACCGTCCTTTTCTCCATGCAAAAGTTCCATAAACCGAACAAATTGTCTTTGCGAAACGGAATTGTTCTGCTTCTCAGGCTTCAAACTGATGACCAGATGCTTGTCGGCTATGTTCGCCAGTTCCCTTGCAAGGTTGATTTTGCCTTGTGCCAGTCCATCACGGTAACCTTTTCCCGGTCTATACTCTGCGATCTGCTTCTTGCCATCACCTTGACCACCGGCTGTCTTGTTGCGAAGCTGATATCCATTGTCCGCATAACACTTAATCCAGTACTGCTCCCACTTGTCCAGTTCTTCTACCGGATAATGTAAGAATCCGATTTTCCAACCGTGTATGTTCTCCGCAGAATATAATCCGTGGCTCTTCATGGATAAATCAATGTGCTGGTACCCATTAAGGTGTCCGGACAGTCTCTGCAAGATATGTACCGCCTGCCCCACATACGCAAAACGGAAACCATCCTCGTCTGTTCTTGTCAGAAAGTAAATTCCACTCCCATCGTCCACGTGTGGATTGACCGCCAGTATTCTTTCACGATTCTTCGATTCAATGGCTTTCGCTTTCTGAATGTTCTTCCAGTTACTCAAAACGGACACTCCTTTCCATTCTGTAAAATCCATTCCTTGCCTGCTGCCGCATAGTCCACATTCGCCAATGGAGCAATCTTTTTTACCTCTGCGACACATTCATCAGCATCGGTTGTGTCACCGCCCAAATGACACAATATGACGTTCTGCAAGGCATCTGATTTGTTCGCTTCGACAATTCCTTTGCAAGTTTCCAGTTCGCAGTGACCTTTTACCTTGTGAACGTAATTAGGTGCATCAATGTCAACATATTTCTTCTGATAGTTGCACTCGATTAGCATATGGTCTAACCGCTGTTTTTTGAACACATAAGGGCAATATTCAAGGTCTGTAAGATACAGAAGTTTCTGACCTTCAACCATAATCAAAAATCCGTAGTTCTCTGTGCCGTTGTGTGGCACTTGAAAGCAGAATATGTGGAATTTTCCAATCTGTCTTTCACGTTCTGAGTGGTCTAACTGCGGTTTCCACACTTTTATTCCCATGTGCTCAAGGTCTTGTACTGATAATGAGTGATCTTTGTGAGGGTGGCTGACCACCGCCCCCACAACGCACTTAATATCCCAGTTAAGACCACGTTTTATGTCCATGATAGGAAGTCCTGCATCCAGTAAAAGTGTTTCGCCATTATCTTCCGTTAGAAGATAGCAGTTTCCGGAAGAACCGGAGCCTAAACATTTTAGCTTCATGTGCATTTACCTCATCATCCTGTGGGAAAGTATAAACTCCTCCAATTCCCTCTTGTGTCTTATCATCACAAATTGGAAATTCACTCTCAATTTTTACTCGGTTATGGCAAAGATACGCATATTTAAGTTGTTTCATTGCTTCTTCTGCTTTTTCCTCTGTGGAATATTTAGCAATAACCATATCATTACAAAGTTGTTCTACACCTGTGAGGTTCTTATTCAGAAAGTAAATTTCGCACTTAAATCTCTGAATAACCACCTGCTCATAAGGAATGTCTAATGTTCCGTCCTGCGATATAATTCTCATGACAACCTCCTACTTAAAGCAATCCGGTGTCTCTGCGCTGGCAATGTCCGTCTCTGCGGTCTGCGGTACTTCCTCAAATGTTGCGTCAGGAAACTCGATAGTGTTTGCATTTGCCTGTACCTCTTCTGCCACAACTTTTTCCACATCAAGTTTCACATCGGAAACATCAGGAAATTCTTCCTGCGCATACAAACCTTGGAATTTATCCGGAAAAGCTTCTCTTAATGCCTGTACAACAGCAACTTTTCTTATCATTGTTGCAGGCTTTTTAGACCATTGACCGTTGATTGTTCCATCTTTTTTTCTTCCAACATATTCATCGAAAGATACTGACTGGTACTCCGGTGTCTCTCTTCCTTTGATAAACACTTTAGCCCAACCTCCTACAATAGATTCGTCCTTAAGGACAAAAGATCCTTCTCTTTCTTCAACGGAACCATCTTTCTTCTGAACAATAATTCCTGCTTTTTTTCCTGCATAATTCGGATTTGCATCGGCTCTTTTTGTAAAAACATCTTTTCCGGTAACAATAGTAGCAGGATCATTGTCTCCAAACTTAATTAGGTATGCTTCTTTCAAAAAAGGATTAAGATGCTGATATCTGCAAAGAGACAAAAACATCATTACTTCCTGATCCGATACGTTTCCACCACCGCTTACAAGGTACTTTCTTACCGTTGTTGGGGAAATTTTTACAATTTCCCCATTTGATTCGTATTCCACAATTCCTGTGTTTTCCTGCTTCTTTTCGTCTGCCATACTGTAACCTACCTTTCTACTTTTTTGATGCCGTCAATTTTGATGATGAATACCTGGCTTGTTTTGGGATTCTGAATCAGCGCAAGGCGAAAATTATGCAGCCTGTCATGCTTCGCAATGTTCAAAACCTTTGCAACCATTCCGTCTTCAACAGAAACTCCATTAACAAAATTTTGCCTATAACTTCCAAGTCCACTCCATGTATCGTACGTTGAATAACAACCACCGCTTCGTGTTACCTCTATCATGTCACCGACATTGATTTCGCTGTCATTCTGTTCCTGCACTTTCTCTTCCGGTTTGTAGTTTTCAAGGACAACGTACTCTTCGTGCCATAAACCAAACTGTTTCTCAGAGTTTTTACAAATGCATCCGCTTTTTGTAACATAAGTTACTTTGAAAATATCTCCGTTTTTATAAGTATTAAAAACAGACTTCTCATTAACAACCTTGACGTACTCACCTACCTTAGCTTTTCTCTTCACCTCACGAACACCGTTATCAAGCTTCACATCTTCGCCCATCAGTCGATTAAAAGCCAACTTAGCACCAGTACGGAAATCAAATTCATCAGCTGGATTGCATTTTGCTTCTGCTTTCTCGCCAGTGGACTTGTCCAGCGCAACTACTTTGTTGTCATTGCGGTAGATGACGATGGTTTCATTCTGAGTTTTAACTAAATCAAGCGCATCTTCTGCGTGATTCCATCCGTGCCCTTCTTTGGCGAATCCATTGCAATCATGACCGCCTACAAATTCGTCAAACTCAACCGAGCAGTAATTATCCGTCAATAGTTCTTTGACTGTTCCGCATTTCCCCACAGTTCTTCTGTTGAGTGTAACAATATCCTTTTTTACTTTTACTCTATCTCCAACCTTAAATTTACGTTTTTCCATCTTACAGTCCCCACTTTCTGTCAAAATCTTCCATTGACTTTTGTATATTCCTATGTGCTTTTACATTAACCACAACAGCCGAAATCACCATGATTGCATAGACAACAAATGCTAAAATCTCCGGCAGTAGTACAAGCCACCATGACCAGCTAATAACTCCAAGTAATTTCAGAGCAATGAAAAGGATCGTTAAAACCTCTGTAAATCCCATGTTATTCTTCCTCACTTTCCGTCTCATTCATAAATCCACTTGCAACTCCCTGATGCACTGTCACATCAGCTTTGTAAATCTCCTTGATGCTTCTAGGCATCACATGAAATGTCACATCCGTATCAGCAATTTTGCCTTTGAATTTCAAGGCTCCACGGTCTGAAAGCCCCAGGTACACACCCACGCAACACTTGTCATCAAAATTGAATATCACGGTGTCACCGGCATTGATTGTTTCTCCTCTTGTTGTCAGAACAGAAATGACTGTCTCTTTCTTAATCTGCATTCTCCACCTCCACAAGTTCACCATTTTCCAATCTGTACCATGTATCCGGCTTCACTTTTTCACCGTCTACCCGGAACATCTTCGCACCGACAAACTCCCATGCTTCCTGCTCTGCTCTGTCGTATCTGTCATCCTCTTTACTGCCAATATATTTCCATTCAGCAAGAACGATATGGGAACCAATGACACCCATTGCTTTCCCTTTGTATCCCCATGCAACCGCAACGCTCTCGGAATCGTTGGCAGAGGATGCACCTTTGTAACCTGTGGCAGAGGATGCACCGCAGTTACCTGTGGCAGAGGATGCACCGTAGTCACCTGTGGCAGAGGATGCACCGTAGTCACCTGTGGCAGAGGATGCACCGCAGTCACCTGTGGCAGAGGATGCACCGCAGTTACCTGTGGCAGAGGATGCACCGTAGTCACCTGTGGCAGAGGATGCACCTTTGTAACCTGTGGCAGAGGATGCACCTTTGTAACCTGTGGCAGAGGATGCACCGCAGTAACCTGTGGCAGAGGATGCACCGCAGTTACCTGTGGCAGAGGATGCACCGCAGTTACCTGTGGCAGAGGATGCACCGCAGTTACCTGTGGCAGAGGATGCACCGCAGTTACCTGTGGCAGAGGATGCACCGCAGTTACCTGTGGCAGAGGATGCACCGTAGTCTTCATCACTTTCAGCTTCTTTTTTAACTCTACTCATAGTAAAATCAATGGCCGCCTTTACCAGTCCAGAAATATCCAATCTCGCACCAATCTTTATTTTTGTGGATGCAACCTGGGAATCATCTTCACCTCTGTCAAATTCACCGTTCTGCTCCACTTCATGGTAAACAGATTCGTTCGGAGAATAATAACCAAGGCAATCCAGAGGATATTCACAAGCATGGAATCCGCTGTGGCAGGCATCTGCTGTCTCCTCTTCGTACTCCTTGCCTTCTTCGTACTGTAATCCACGGCAAGTCATGTCTTTGTTGAACCCTTTGTAACTCTTAATTACTTTTTCCATTTTTCACTTCCTCCACTTTCAAAACCGCATCATCACTTCTGCGGAACATAATCAACTGACTGTCAACATCAGGAATCTTCCAAGGGTCAAGGCTCTCAGTATCGTCAACCATGATAGGCAATTCCACACCGCACCGCTTCTGAAACGCATTGCAAATGTCAATTTCCGTCAGAATCCTTGCTCCGTGGTTCATGTTCCGGCTGTAAGGCTCTCCACGGTATGTAAAGTCACAACATTCTTCCGTGTCACCATTCACAAGAGGTCTGAACATCCGCACAGTGCAGAAGCAAAGATACTTGTTCACATCAGCTTCCAACAGTTCGTTCTTCTTCCGGCTGAATTTCTTTAACAGGTCAAGCTGTGCCTGCACATCCGTAATCTTCTGTGCAATGTTCTTGCGCTCCTGTTCCAGTTCTGTGATACGCTTATCCACACTCTCGTTAATGCTTACACTCGCCAAAGACTTATCAACCACAGAAATATCATTGCGGATCTGCTCTTCATCACCTTTTAACTGGATTCTGAGAAGATTCATGTCAGTGAATTTGTTCATGGAAGCTTCTTTCTCAGCAATCTGTGACTGGATAGCTTTGTATTCTTCTGTGTTGGAAATATCCACGCTTGCCAGAATGGAATTTAATGCATTATCGGCAATGGCAATCTCTTTTTCCAACCGCTCCACTTCATCCTCGGTCTTTTTCAGTTCCTCACGCTTATGCTCCAGTTCTTCCTGATCCGCTTTGATATGTTCAGCGCAGGAAGAACCCTCTTTAGTAATAAGTTCCAATTCATGTGCCTTATGCGTATCAAACTCCGTTCTTAACTGCTCTTTTTTCTCTTCCGGATATTCCTGTCCACAGTATGAGCAAATCAGAGAGTTTTCATCAAATTTAAGGCTTTTATTCAAATCCCAACTCTTCTTCAATTCCTGTCTCTTCTGCTCATACTGTGCGATACGCTTTTCCAGTTCCGTGATCTCTTCACGAATGGTATCTGCCTTAAGCAACTCTTTCTGATGCTCATTCTGAATCTGATTCAGTGTTGTGCGCTTATCTCTTCTGTCCGCATCCAGTTTTTCATTTGCTTTCTGCTGTAATGCACTCAACTGACCTTTTAACTCAATAATTCCATCAGAAAGCTTATCGTAGGACTTCATACTGTTCTGCGTATCTGTCTGCTGCTTAATGTTCTCTGACAGCTTATCCAGTAAAGCTTTCTTTTTCAGTTCCAGATCCGCAAGGTCAATATCTACTCTCTGACGGCTTACCTCGTCAATTCGGCTTGGAATTTCATCTAACAAGTCCTGCAAGCCCTTGGTTCCATTTCTTCCCCTTGTGCCGTACAACTGCGTATTGCAACGCTTTTTCAGTTCATCAACAGTGCCATCCTGCAGAACAGTCCTTAATGCTTCAAACTCCGGAAACTGATTGCAAATGTCATCATTACTGTGCTGACCAAACATATCAGTAAGAATTGCTCTCTGATCCGTGCCACCTTTCAGCAGAAGTGTCATGGCATTGATGCAAAGTGAAAACTTTTCTTTTCCGCATACACTCTCTTCCAAAAACGCTTCAAAATCTGCTGCCTTTTTTGGAATATCATTCACATAGTAATCCGTGACATTTCCGGTAAACTCGCCTTTCTTATTGAAGTTCTGACGGCATACTTTTTTCAGAACATTGTCTGTACCGTCAATCTCCACGGTAACTTCTGCGGTAATATCTCCGTCAATGTCGTTGCCGTCCTTATCGTGCGGTCTGATTCCAGTGATCTCTCTGCCGTTCTCGTCACGACATCCAAAAATATACTGAATTGCTCTTTTGATCGTGGACTTACCTGTTTCATTCACCCCGGAAACCTCTGTCCGGTCGTATAAATCAGTGTCCACTACGTTAGAACCATAGAATTTGCAGAAATTCTGAAAAAAGGTGTGTTTAATCCTCATTTTTCCTATCCTCCCAAAGATATAAATACAGTGAATTAACAAACATATAGATTGAGACCGGCTTGTCTGTCTCATTGATTTTCTTGTACAACTCTGTGCTTGGGTTCATCTTATCAACAACCCACTTGATCGCCTGATACACGCTTTTTTCATTTGTGCTGTGTTTCTCTCCGATAATCCGGTAGATTTCAGAAAGTCTTCTGTTCCGGTTCTCAAACATCAGCGTTTCAACCTCGATGATGTACTGGAATCCCGGCAAGTACTGTTTCAGCCCCAGTTCTACCAAGATTTTTCTTATCTTCCTTTCCATTTCCTCACTCCTCCGGCTTTCAGTCTTCTGTTACGTGGATCATGTTGTCCTCTTCGCTGATATACAAGATTCCTGCATCTAACAGTCTTGCAATCAGAATCTCATTCGCACGGACGATGGGGATAATCTGTCGTTTCTGCATGAAAATACTCCTTTCCTAACCATTTTTTCTTCCCGGTATTGCGGTTTACAATTCTGTAATAGAATGCTGTTTCACGGTCAACTTCCCACTCTTTCGGACTGTAAAATATCTTTCCGATGCACCCTTTGACGGTAAACCGCTTTTTGGCACTCATACGGTATCCTCCGCAAGTTTTCCTTGATTCCACCTTGTTACATCGTTTAAATCATTCGCAGAAAAAGAAGTAGCACCATTAGTCCATGTAAATATTTTCCCACCTTCAAATTTTGCAAAATATCTAGGCTTCCAATGTCCACTGTCGGAATCTCTTACGAATACCTTTGTGTCCACAGGAACCTTCGACCAGTCAACAGGTGGTTCAACGTATTCCTGTTCCGCCCATTCTTTGAACCTTTCCCTGCATCTGCTTTTATCACTCCATGCGCAATCGGAACAAAGTATTACATTGCAATCACATAACTTTCCTTCTTTGTCCACAGCTATCTCTATACTATCAAGTGCCATGTCAATAATCTGTTCCGCATACTTCTCTCTGTTCGTCATTTTCCATTCATCCTTTCCAGTTCTGCGCTCCTGGTTAATATCCAGTCTGCGTAATCACTTAATTCTGTCTTTGTAGATGCGTTTTTCTCTCCGTGGTAAACCATGAGTACAATTCCTACATCACAGTACTTTTCAAACAATTCCGACAAGTAGTCGGCTCCCACATGGATATTACCGTCCACGGAGTAAATATCCGTCACTCCCAAACGTTCCATGCGGTCTTTATGCCATCTGTCAGAAATCTGCATCAAACCTTTGCAACCGCCACTTTCCACATCCGGTCTGCCGGAAGATTCTTTCTCGATCATTTCCATGAGCATTTCCGGGCAGATGCCGTATTCCTCACCGTACTTTACACACGTTTCCTGTGCTTCCTCGGAGATAAAACTGCCGGATGGCTGTGCCGTGGATGTAAATGTGATGGAGAGTGCTATTATAATAGGAAGAAACAGCTTCAATGTTGTTCTCATGCGCTTTCCTCCTCGATAGGTTCAATGCCAATCTCTTTCAGCTTGTTGTATAAGAACATCCTGCCTTTCTGTGTCCATACGGTAAGTGGCTTTGTTCCGGTGCTTCCGTCATGCTTAACATAATCATTTGTCTTTGTTCTCACATAACCCTTACCCTGGAAGTCTGCGTACAATATCCACTGGTCACCGACTTTTCTCTGAATGCCGGCTGTTCTTAAAACTGAATTAAACCTCACCGCACTCATTCCGTAGTCCTGTGCAATCTGTGTGACTGTCATACAGTCGTTAGATGAAAGAATCTTGTCCACATAGTCAACTTTTGGTGTCATATCGGTGATCACGGCATCCATCTGTTGCACTGTGGTCTGCAACTGCTTAACCTCTTCCTCTTTCTGCGCAAGCATCCTCTGTGCTTCGACAACTGCCAGCGCAATCAATTCCTGTCCGGTAGGGATATGTGCCTTAATGGAATCTTCCATTTCGTGGAAACGGTCAATGTACTTTGCCGTAAATTCTGTTCCCCTAACTCCGGTCATCTTATGTGCTATGAACTCGCAACCTTTCTTCGTTACAAGGTAGCAAGGTCTTTCCTGATTGTTTGCATCTTTGTACTTGCTTTCCGTAAAGAAATCGCCCGAGCCAATTTTGGCTTCGGCTAGCTGTTCAATATAATTTCTTATATCTCTCAGTAACTTGCTGTGCTCTTTCCCTACCATTTCCGCTACTTCCACGGAATATATTGTTTTCTGCTCTAATTCGTTCATTGTTCTCCTTTCTGTGGTATAATGTTCTAAAAAACTGGAGGTTTCATATGCTTCTCAAAATCGAAAGAAAAGTACTTAGAAAAACTGTAAAATCTTCTGAATGTTCCATTTCATTGTCTGAAATAGGGAATTACAATGGTGAAGATGTTTACCAAGCATTTTTGTCCTTAAAGGAAAAGGAATATTTCACCATAGTTAGTTCATCCATAAATCGTGAAAAGTTCACATTTACTTTGTCTTCAAAAGGAAGATTCTATAAAGAACATTTATTTCTCTCATTTTTGAGAAATATACTCATACCGTTTGTTGTAGCTTTAATAACTGCAACTGCCACATACCACTTAGAAAAAGTAGCAGATAGCTATTCCGACAGCCGCCCCAGCCAATGCACTTATGAGTTGAACCAATGCAGTGATCCAAGGTTCTAATTTGTCAAGAAGATCTCTCTTCTGGCGGTAAGTCCATTTTTTCATTCATGTTCTCCTTTCATTGCATGAGAAACTGCATTACAAATGGTCGTATGCTGTTTCTCTTCATCATTCATGGACTTCTCAATTCTTTTCAGAGTGCCGTCAATGCTCTTTAAGGTTTTGAGAAGTTCTCTCTCAAACTGACTTTGCATTTTATTTCTCCTCTCTGAAATATTGGAGCCTATTCTTTTTTGAAGTTAATGCTTTCGATTTCTCCTAACCCCTCCTGCATAATCCGCAACACTTTCATATCCGTTGCAAGATTAAGTGCATTAAGGTCAAGTGTCAGAGTAGGAACATCATCCCCGACCCCTTGTTTCAGTGTGAAACTTCTCACACCGTTGATTTTGTGACCATCAATGAGGACTTCTGTAAAAATCCCCTCTTCACCGTCACACTGGTGAATCTCAATTTTTGATGTTTTCACTCTTCTCACCTCTCTCGGCAAATTCCTCCGCCATTTTTTCTTTTTCACTCATTCAATTAACTCCCTATTTGTGGTATACTCTCCTTATTCTGATATAAGGAGGTGAATTACATTGGATTCCAAAGAATACGCATCCGCTTACGCTATTGCTAAAATCTGTGGATATACCGGAAATTTTGATGATTTTAAGAACTTGTACACCCAATACTATTCAGAAATCGTCAATTCTTTGCCGGAAGAAAAACCGGATCAGGCAAAATGTGAAGCAGCTATCAATCCAATGCGCAATATAAGAACTATTTTTTAACTGCCAGTAGTGCCATTGAGAGAGAATCGAGGATTTTACACTGTTGCTGTATTTCTTCGATTCTCTTCTCACCGCCACAACAATCTTCTGCAATCAGAAGTGCCATACACTCTACGCTGTCGGACAAATTCATGCTATTACCTCCAGCTTCATATCCATATGACTTTTTCATGCTTTTCTCCTTTCAAAAGTTAAATGTTTTGAACTTCCGTGTTAAAAAAATATTCTTGTATGTCGTTCTCGGTCAAATCAAGAAGTCTAATTGCTGTAAGAATTTCCTGCTGTTTCCACGGACGTTTTCCATTCATTTTCAGAGAAAGTGTACGTTCTGAGCACCCTAATGCTTCTGCAAAATTTGATTGATTAGAGTACTTTTCCACTATTCTTCCTTTTAATTTTCTGTAGTTAAAAGCCATTGTTCAACCTCCTTTCAAGTTCAAATCTTTTAACTATTTGTATACTACCACTGCTTGCGGTGTATGTCAACCTAAAATTCAAATATTTTAACTTTTTAAGTTTTAAGTATTGAACTTTTGTTCAAATAATGTTATATTCTTATTTGAAAGGAGGGATATAAAATGAAAAGGTTTACTACCTCGCAAAGACTTCGGCAGATAATGGAAGAAAGGAATTTAAAACAAGTAGATATTCTTAATAAAGTGCTTCCGTATTGTGCAAAATTTGATGTTAAGATGAATAAATCAGACATCAGCCAATATGTTTCCGGGAAAGTAGAACCAAGCCAAGATAAACTGGTTATGCTTGGCATGGCTCTTGGTGTGACAGAAGCATGGTTAATGGGATTCGATGTTCCTTTTGAAAGAAAAGATTCTGCTGCGAAAGCTGAACAAGATTTCGATTTCTATTATAAATATTCATTACTAGATCAGAGAGATAAAGAAGTTGTAATGGATATGATAGAATCAATGTTGGTCAGAAAAAATAACGAGGTTTAACCCCATTTTGACAAAAATAGTTTTATGAATGTATGCAGGTATTCTAAAGTACCTGCATCATTTATTTTATTTATCATGTCTATTATTCTTTTTTTGTAATCTTCTTTCCCCATAGTACACCCCCTAATCTTTCCGCACTTGGTAGCGATACCTAAATTATAGAACATATGTTCTAAACAATCAATATATTTGACGCACGTTTTTTATTGTTGTAAAATATCAACAAAAGAGGACGGTGAAAACGCCAATAAACACCGCCCTCGCCAGAACTTGAAGTCCCTTGAAACAAGGGATGTTACAAGTGTATCATGTGAAAGGGGGACAAAAAACATGATGAAAAAAGACCGAATCAAAGAAATATCGACACATCTATCAGTCAACCGTACTAATTATATGTTAAGTTTTCGTGGGAATCTCCATGAATTTCTCAATGAACCGGACATGACGGTTTACAAGCTTGCTGATGAAGCTAATTTGCCTTATTCTACGCTTAATTCACTACTATACGGTAATTCTAACGACACAAAGCTATCGACCGCTGTTGCGCTTGCTAGAGCCTTTGGAATCAGTGTAGATGAACTGGTAGGTTGCGGCACTATGGAAGATAAGATGTTGGAATCTGTCAAGATATGCCGCAGTCTTCCGGAACACTCTCTGTATCTTATCCGTTACTTCATACGTCACCAAGCTAAAATCTATTCCAGTCTTGAAAAATCGCACAAGTATATTTCTGTCCTTAATCCACAACTTATGAATGGAATTATCGCAACCACAAATGCTGTGGAACCCATGTGCATAGAAAATTTTCCGGAAGACATAAAATCCAAGGCTTATATCGGTGTGAAAATTCCGTGCGACTACTATATGCCGTTTTATCTGCCTGGGGAAATTATTCTCCTTGCAGCGGACCGTGAGCCGCAAGACGGTGAACGATGTATTGTGACCAGTAATGGTGGGATTTATATTGTCGTGAAAACACATATAATTGAAGATGGTGTAAGAAAATGGAGATATGTTCCGCTTATGTCTCCGAACAGCATACTCCCGGAAAATCTTATTGATGACATGATAGGATATGTGGTTGGTTTCGTCAACAATGACGGTGACTGGGGAATCAGATAAATAGATTAAGAGCATGGCTTTTACACCATGCTCTTTTTTGTTGTTATTTCGCAAATATTTTTTTATGACTGCTTCTGTAAATGGCAAGTTAAGCCAGATAGGAAGTGCAGAAATATTAATTCCTGTATCAACTGTGAACACAGCAAAAACATATAATATAGATGCTACTAATTATAGGCATTTTATATTTGTTCTTTGCGATGATACAGGAAGAATGGTGTATCAAGCTGTAGAAATTCCAACCAACTTAATCATTAAAGGGTTAATTACTGCTGTCAATGTATATGTTGGAAATAGTGAAATAGATTTCTCAGTATCTCCTACAAGTATCACATTTAGAGCGGCATCTTCTGGTGCATTTGGATTAGTATACGGAATTTGCTAATTATCTATAACTCACTACCATATTTGTTGTAGCTGTAACGTTTTTGCCATTAACCCAGACGAGTCTAAGATTTACATATGTTTTACTTATTCTTGCTGTGATATAAGTGTAATCTGTAGACGAATAGTAAGTACTATCAATCAGAACAGTTGAGGCAGTATCACCTATTAAATCAATAGGGATATTTTTGTAATATTGCGGGTATTCAGAATCGGATAAATATACATTTATGCATATTTCGTTAGCATTTTTTGGAATATCAATTCCATTAGTGCCAACTCTAGTACCCAATCTTTTCCACTCTAACTTGCTATTTACATCACTTAATCCCCCAGTGATAGTACCGTCACCAATATCCGAAATATCGGTATTTCCAATAAGGCTTATAAGTGATTTAAGATTTTTTACAGCCAGTTTAAGTTTTCCAAAAATAGATGATAACTTTTCTCCTGTCGTTAATTCCTCTAAATTTGTTGCTTCTTCAAACGCCACAGTCAAATTACTACCATCACCAGTTTTGGTCAAATAGTTTGCCAAATCTGTTTTGGGAATTGCATCTATTTTTTCATCAACAGTGGTTTTGTCATAATAATTTGTCAAATCAGAAACTGTTTTTTTAATGTATCCTACATCATTTTCTAATTCGCTAACTTTTGTTGGTATTCCTCCTGTTTGCTGTTTTGCTTGTTCCATATAATACTTTGCATTATCGGTATCTTCTCCTTCTCTTGTTCCGGTTCCACCTACGGCATAAGATTCAGCCAATACAGATTTTGCATTTGCGGATTGCGCATAAGCAGATGCATTTGCGGATTCTACTCTAATATCTGCTAAATAATTAGGCTGAAGCATATCATCTGTTACTGATCCTGTTTTTATCGAAAAAGAATAAGTCTTATTCTTTCCAGTACCAGTCACGGATACAGCTATGGTTGCAGAATCTTCAAATGTTAATACCGGAATCATAGAACCAATATCAGCTGTAAACTGTGTTCCATCTTCTGTAGTCATGGTAATGATTCCGTCATCAGACATGGAAAAGCCAACAGGTATTTTTTCAATATTAAGGTCAAAAATAATCTTTTCACCGTTGTATTTTGTAATAGTAATAACACCGGTTGTTTCATCCATAGTCCAGTCTGCAATGTTTCCGTTTATTGCAGACTTGTTTACTTTTAAAGCATCCTGTGATATGATACGGTTGTCCAACGCATCAATAGCAGAATCCATCTGATTAAGATTGTATGCATCTAAATCCGTGTTTTCACTTGGATAATCTTCCCAGTTAATTCTGGTATAAACCTTATTCAACGCCATCTGCAGATACCTCGCTTTCCTCTTTCATAATCTGCATATCTGATAACTGTTTAGTCTCCGAATACACTTCATACAGTACAAGCCTTTTCACCTCGATAGGCAACGGTGTTTGATTTAATACTGTCACAAGGTTGCTTTTTAATTTCTTAATCTCAAAGTTTGCTGCCATATCAATTCTCCCTTACATAGATTTCTTTTCCTTGCTCTTCTGCATATGCATACAGATTTTTGCACAGTTCAGATACCTCATATCCGCTCTGTGCAACCACTGTATCCGACATGTCAATAAGTTGCTTCATAAACTCTTCAAAACCATCGCCATCTTCCGTGCTAAACAATGTGGCATTTATTTCCGTAAACGTGGAAATTCCAATGGTAAAAGCTATATATTGCTGAATTTCTTGCCTTTCTTCCATTACTTCTTTCATTGTTTTTCCAATAATCGTTTGAAGAATAAATATTTTTTTTACCATAATAAATCTCCTACGTCATAAGTGTGACAATTCCAGATGTTGCAGTGAGCAAACCTCCAAGTGATGAAACTCCTGTAATAAAATTAACATTATGTCCAGGATAATCAGCAACATTGGCTGTTTGTGTTACCAAAGATACATCTGATACGGTTCCATTTATATAATTTTTTGTGACACTTAATGTGGCACTTGTCAGTACTGTCTTACTGCCTAATATTTGAGAAGTTGTTGATATGTTTTTTACATATTGTGAATCATATGTTGCTCCATTTCCTACCACTAAAATTCCGCTTACACTTACCATTGAAGCATCAATAGTAAGATATTGTCCCAATCCTTTTATAGATCCTGTGCTTTGCAATAGTTCGTTATAAAATTTAATTTCACCTGATGATACTTCTGTGTAACTTCCGTCTTCCCCTATAGACTTAAAACTACCAGTCATTACTGCGTTTTTAGCTGTTATAGTTCCATCTGCTGATATGCTACAGTTATCTGCTTCCAATACAAAACGGTTTCCAGAAATACTTACCTGTCCACTTTCAACACTTAACTGAGAACTGACATCACCTTTTGATACTTTTAATTTGATTTGGTCTGCCTGCAAAGATATTGCCGCTGCCAATTCTACTTCTGTATCTGTTGCCCTTTTCGCTTCTGCTTCAATTTTTCCTGCATTTTGCGTAATTTTCGTATCCAATCCGCTCTCTACATCCTTGATCTCAGACCGGGTCTCTTCTACATTCCGTTCTAGTTCATTAGTCTTTCCACGGAGTTGAATTATACTTTTGTTAATTCCATTTACCTGTTCACTGTACTTTGGAGATTTTCCGCTTGCTGATATGGTGTCTGTCGGTTGTTGGATTCCTTTGTATGTTCTGCTCAACACATAGCTTTCTATGATTTCTTTAGCCGTATATACATTGACTGCTTCTCCAAGGCTCAAACAAGGATTTCCTATTTTTTCACAGTTATAAGGTCTATATTTTACAACTTTAATAACCTCATACAGATTTCTTGCAACCGTTTCTAGGGCATCTGCCCCCATTCCATAAACAAGGAAATTATCTTGCAAAATATAACTGTTGTCGTTCTCGGTAATCTCTGTATCTGGGTAAACTGCACCAATATCATTTTCTGATTGTCTTATCTGCACTTTTGTAACTTTTTGGCAAACAAAATCTTCATATTTAACAGTTTTGTATTTTCCACCAGTAACCTTTTCTTTTTCAGAACCTTTTCTAGGGTATAATCCTTTCTGTGGATATAATCCTTTCTGTGGATATAATCCGGATATTATTTCTTTAAGGAAAACATATTCAAATTTTCCATCATGGTTAATGTGGCCAAAACATCCGTTTATTGAGCAGATTGCTTCCATGACCGTCTGGCCAGAAAGTTCGCTTGGTTTGATTGTTTCTTCCACTTCCATTCTGTCATTAGGTAATGTGGTTGCTACTTGCTCAACGCCAAAATGTGAAAAAAAACTGTCTCTGAACTGCTTTAAGATCAGAGGAAACTTTAATCCGTTATACCATGAAGATACTTCCGCTTCTCCAATGTCGTATATTGCGTCATAAGCGGTCACATTTCGGTAACGCTTATCATCTGTTGGTTTATCGGAAATGACACGGTATTTTCCGAAAACAAACGGTGTGTCAGTATGTCCATTAATCACAGCAGAAACATTTATCTGTTTCCCAATCATGCTTGTGAACACGTTGGAAATTTTGAATTTTAACTGTGATGCATTGCACTGTCCAAATGTAAGGTAATCATCATCACATAGTATTTCTTTTAATTCAAACTGTTCAAAATGGATTTCGCTGTTGGTGATTTTTACAGACTTGTCCTCTGTTTCAATCGTGATTTCCTTTTTGGATGCGCTTTTATCAAACAAATCCGCATAGGTATAGTTACTCATTCGCTACACCTCCGACAAATGAAAATTCTATCTGATTGTATTTAATCTCTCCGTCATAAGTTCCGTAGATTGTAGGCTTTATATCAGCCATATATCCATATTGTGTGACATATTGACCTAAAAATGGAATGTATGCCGTGATATTACATCCCTGTTCCGTTGCATCAATAAAGTTTCTTCGTATCCCGGACAGTAAATCTTGCAAATCGTCATCCGTCAGCATCGCAGGCGTTGAAAAATCAACACTTAATGCTTTTAGCTCCACAGCATTTCTATGTACGTATCCATTTGCATCAGTCCACGGGTCTACATCTTGCATATTTACAGCTGGCTGATAACTTTCAGCGGCTATAAATCTTGACTGGTCAATAACGTAATCTCCAATTTTTAAAAGCCATCCTTGATATGCTGACATACGCTCACCGCCTCATTGCATAAAAATAGACAGCACCCATCCAGAGTGCTGTCTGTGTTAAAATACATATACATTCTTGTGTTTTTGGTTAAATTGCTCTTGACCGTATTGTCTTGCGGCAATTCCAATTTGATCTGTTGTTATTCCAAACTCTTTCTCAAGGATTCCTTGCAGTAGCTGATTATTCTGTTTCAGAAGTGCAATTTCCTGTTGTGCCGTGGAATTAATAGCATCTTTGATTCCAGTGATTTCAACTCCACCGGCAACCGCTGTTTTTCCACCTACTGTTCCGGCAATCTCCGGTATACCGTTCTCTCCTGCCATGAACATCGTATATCGGCTTGGAACGTAACCACCTTTTTCAAATGTAGGTATTCTTCCGACACTAATGTGTTGTATATTATTCGGAACTGCGTCACCAATTTTAGGTATTAATCTTGCTGCAGACATCAAACCATTAATAAGGTCTATGGCATTGTTTATCATGGTTTCTATTCCACTTATTACAAGGTTCAAAGGAGCTATTGCAACATTAGCTGCTGTTTTAAATGCTGTTCTAAACGCCGTTGGAATGTTTTCAAGCAATTTATTCCATTTTGTTGGTCCAAACTGCTCTGAAATTTTTTTCCACCAATTTGAAAATCCTGTTTGGTTCCACCATGTTGTAAAAGAAGTCCATTTTTCAGAAAGTGATGACTCTATAGTTTGACCCATTCCTTGCCACTTTTCCTTTGTGAACCAAGGAGATACATTTTCATTAAACCAGTTTCCAACAAGTGGTGCTATATTGATAAGTGCAGATGACAGACCAAAAGTATCTGACATATCTACTTTTGTATTTTTTATTTTATCAATTAGCCAATCAATTTTATCTCCAAAATCATCAAGAGTGCTATGTTTTGGAAGCAACATTGTTCCTGTCAAGAATCTATACAAATCATTATCTGTTATATCTTTGTATAAATCATCCCACGCAGTTTTTAATGTGGTAAAATCAGTATTTTTTAATGTATCAAAAAAACCATTTTCACCAAACCACGTAAAATTGTCGTAGTACTCTGCGTCTTCTGGGAACAATGCTTTTCCTAAAGATTTTCCTACATTAAATCCAATCTCCCAAGTAACAGCAGCTATTGCAATTGTCGGAACTATTCCTATACTTGATCCTAGTACTTTGGCTGATAACTTGTCCGATATTTTTCCCAATATGATATCTCCAACACCAGTAAACTTTAAAAGACCTATTGCTGTGATAATCGTGGTTTCAATCGGTGCGGCATCAAAACTTCCTTTCCACAAATCGATAGCCGCATCTATGGCAGTCTCTATGAAGTTTCCGGCAGATGTAAACACAGCAGTCCAGTCAATACCTGCAAGAAATTGTCCTATGTTTTGCCCAATCTGATACCAATCTACAGATGCAATAGCATCGGACATCCAGTTAAATATTCCTGTGACAATACCGGATAAATCTTGTCCTGCTTCGAAGAAATCACCATTGAATAAATCTTTGAACAACTTTTTCACAGGTTCAAAAAGTTTTTCTATCTTATCAGCCCAGCCCATAGCTGTATTCTGCATCTTGTCGAATGCTTCCTGCCATACTTTTTCGTACTCTGCAGTAGCATCCATGATTTCTTTGGTAAGGTCAATTCCTGCTCCACCAGCACCACTTCCGGAACCACTGGATTTTGGTGTGGAAATAACTTTCAATTTATCAAATGCTCTGATTCCGCTTTGAGCATTTTTTGCGCTTGTACCAACTTTATCCAGTGCATCTGCCGTGTCTTCCAAATCTTCATTGTATCCGGATACACCTTGGCCAAATGACGAAAAGTCAATCTTGATTCCCAGTAAATTTGCCACACTGACAAGCAGTCTCTTAATCGCAATTACGACACCGTTAATGACAGGAAGTACTTTCTGTAATACCGGAATAAACAACTGCCCCAGTACCATACCGGCTTCTTTTACGTTGTTGGTAAACTGACGGATCATATTACTTGGAGAATTGATTGTATTTGCCAAGTCTCCCCATGATACTTTGGACTGGTCTAAGATTGCCAGTAGACGCAACTGCTGTTTCTCTGCCTGTGACATTTCAGATACAGCCTTTTCAATGCCGTATTTGTAAGCATAAGTCTGCAGTGTGGCATTCGTGATATCAATACCATACTTATACAGTGCTCTTGACTGACCGATCAAACCGGACTGTAAGTTTGTTGCAACTGTACTGAAATCCACGTTAAACAGAGATGAAATGTCCCCGGCAAGCATTGTCATGGACTTTGAAATTGCCGTAGTGACTTCTCCGGTCTGCCCTAAAGAGTTGGTGATAGATGCAAGCTGTGAAGCGTACTGCGTAATCTCCTGTAAATTCAGTCCCAGGTTTTTCATTCCGCTTTCAGAAATCAATCCACCATCTACATCTACTTTCAGACCGGACATTTTACCAAGCAGTTCATTTACACGGCTTCCGAAACTCTGCGCATAATCCTCTGCGTTGTCGTAACCGAATTGTTCAAAATCCTTGCCCCATTCCTTGCCGACTTTATTAAATGCTACCGTGTAGTAGTTAAATGCTTCGATATAGTCCGTAGTTCCCTCTATGGACTTCCACAGACTTTTGATTCCACGAATCACAAGGAAATAGGTTGCGTAGAATCTTCCGAAAGCCGCTGCGAGACTGAATGTGCTCTTTGTGGCTCTTTTTGCACTTGCCGTATAAGTGTTCAGATTACGGCCTAAAGAGTTTGCGGCTCTCCCGGATGCCGCACCGGTAGATGCCAGTCCTGCCAGTGCGTTTGTCATTCGGATAATGTTCTCACTGACATTCGGAACGGTTGAAAGAGTTGTAAATAACTGCTTCAAATTCTTTGCCAGTAAAGGAATGTTCGTGATTGCTCTGCCGGATGCCACACCTCCAAGTCTTGAAATCGAAGATGCTATGCTCGCAATATCCCCTACTCCATCTACTTTAGTTCCTGCCATGTCAGCAGAAAAAGTCTTCAATGCAGATGAAATTCTGCTTAATCCGCTTGTATCTATTTTCCCCATTCTGTTAATGGAATTTGTCAATGTGGAAATATTCTTAATACCGCTCGTATTCATGGAACTGGCGGCATTTGCTATACTCTGTATGCTATTAGAAATGCTTGTCAGTTTGGATGTATCAATAGACAAGCTTCTCTGAAAATTCGTAAGACTTGATGCAAGTTTGTTCAGTGCATTAGTTGCTTCGTTTGCATCCGCACTGATTTTTATTTGAAGATTATCAATATCTGCCATACCGCACCGCCTTTACCGAAATAAAAAAGGAAGCGTCTGCCACTTCCAAGAAAAAGAGCGGTAAACTGTGACACCTACCGCTCCTAAAATTACTTTTTTAGATATGCCCTTGTAACCGTACCGATTTTTCCGTCCACTTTGATACCTACACTCTTTTGGAATGCTTTTACTGCATCAGAAGTGGTTTTTCCAAAATATCCGTCAATGTTCGTCTTACCTTTCGCATTTACAGACGGCATAAAGCCTTTCCTTACAAGTTCGTACTGCACCCACTTGACATCATTTCCCTTCATCATTGCCAGACGCTTGTAATAAAGAAGTCTTTCCGGCTCTGTATAAGGGTTTCTATGGCTTGTAGAATCCTCATATACGGCATCTAACTCCTTGTACCATACATTCATGTCTACATTGCCTACAATGCCACCTACACGCCCTTTAGAAGTGTACTGCCAGCCTACCATGTTTGGTACTTGCGGTTGATACTTCACATCACACTTGCCGTTATTCTTGCCGTACCGTGCAATCCACATGGGATAATTCACACCGCCATAAGGCTTAATGTATGTCTTGTAAAAACTTTCCCCAGTGTATACACCGAACTGTAATCCTGCATCAGTAATAACCTTGCCGTAAGCATTGATAATGGAAATAATATTTTTGCCAAGACCTTTCATAACGGCATCTTCAACATCAAGATATACTGTCACTTTTCTGCCATTAAGAATAGTAAGCACTCTTCTTGCATCAGATCGTGATTTTGCAACCGTTGTAATATATCCGTATTCATATACTCCGTGCACATGGACATTGTGCTCTTTACAACCTTTCCAGTTCTCTTCAAACTTCTTGTCCGGGTTCAAATCCTTACGGATGACTTTCAAAATAGCAAAATCAATACCGTTCTGTTTTACCGCCCACCAGTTAATCGTCCCCTGGTATGAGGACACATCAATTCCTGTTAAACTCATGCTTATTTCTCCTTTTTTGGGTGTGATAATTCAAAATTAGCCTGCATTGCCATAAGTCCTGCGAGGAACGCTTTTCTTTGCTTCTGAATTTCTTTTTCATTATTAGCAATGTCCGCACGTTCCATAATAGGCTTGTCAATATACTTCGATTGTGCTTTTCTACCGTTTAGGCAATGGTCTATTGCAAATATTAATGCAGATATTCCATAATCTCCACACCGTTGCCATGAATTCCTATCTTCTTCCTCTTTTTTGAGTTTATATCCTTTGTAACACCACTCTAATTTTTTAGGATTCAGATGTTTGAACTCTTCTATCGAAATTCCCATGGAAAAAGCAAATGGAAAATATTCTTCCCATATTATTTTGTGCCAGTCGATTTCTTCTTGTGATCCTGTGGCATCTTCGTTACCTTGCTGTCCTCTTTCTCCATCTCTTCCTTGGTCTGCGTCATCATTTCCGTCAGACCCGACAGTTCGAAAAAACCGTCTTCTTCCATACAATCTGTCAGTTCTCCATACAGCTTCACAAAAGAAAGGCCGTTTGCTTTCATGTATTCTTTCATTAAAGCATTGGATTCATCCGGTGTAATACCTTCATGGTTTTCGATAAGACCAGCATAAAAAGCCGTTTTGCATACATGAGGAAATTCTGCAAGCATATATCCGCTACCATCTACAATTTCTTCTGGCGTGGGATTCTGTACATTTTTTGCCTTTTTAGCTACATAGCCACCGGAAAGCATAAGAAACATCTTTTGAATCAAATCCTTGCACTCCACAGCACCGAATCCAAACTCTAAAGTATATTCAACATCATTAACTAAAATCTTCTTCATAAAAACATATCCTTTCCCCAACATTTGTTGGAAAGGAGCCGCCCGAAGACGGCTCTCTTTTTGCTAAATCAATGTTTCGTCTACCGCTTCATCAAAGTCAGCCACGGCAGTGTTATTTGTTTCTGACTGACTTTCTATTCCCCCGTTGTCAGTGCAACAGTAGAATCCAAACCTTTGTATTCCTCAATGGTAAGGTTCATTTCAATCGTCAGAAGTTCATTCTGTCCGATCTCTGGCTGTGGAATCTGCTCAGGTGGCTGTGCCACAACGAAGAAAGATTTCTCTTCTCCGGGAATTACAGTTTCAAACCACATTCTATTTCCACCAGTAAGAGCATTGTAGGCTGTGATAAGCGCAGTCCATTCAGCCACGGTCTCCGATGTGAAGTTGACTGTGACTGCAAAAGAGCCGCCAGTATCTGCACGACCTTTTACATATCTGGTGATTGCATCTTCTAACGCAGAAGCATCAATCTGTTCCGGTTCAATGCTGATGCCGCCAATGGCATTGATTCTTGTAAGTTGCTTAAAACTTGTAGGTTTTGTTCCGGCGGTTGTCTCTGTACCATATCCGAAAGTAATGCCTAAAGTAGAAATTCCGGCTGCTGCCATAATTTATACCTCCTTAAATTTGCATAAAAAATAGAGCCGAATGGCTCTAATAGTTACAATGTATCGTCAGCACCTACGCTTCTTCTGAACCGTGCAGTGCTTCTGTATGTGTCCTGCGAAGTATTATTGAACTCAGGCATGGAAGTTATTTGAAATCGCAGACGTTTGAAAAGTCCAGCAACCGTAGCCATGATAGCTTCGGCTTCTTCTTGACTTTTGTTTGTTATCACATCGACCTGGTATGATGCTGTGATTCCATTAACAGAACGTGCTTCAAGGTCTTGTCCTGTCTCTGCGAACGGCATAGCATGAAAGTACACCGTAGGGAATGTAGGGTCTGACAAATCCTTGCTTTTGTCCGTCACATAAGCTTTAGGATGGCTCTGTGGTATCTTCATTTTTAAGTATGATGCAATCTTTACTTTGAAATCTGATACCCACTGATATTCATTATCCACTACCAAACACCACCTTTGCTGTCTGTGATACAATATCACGAAGTTCTATTGCAGTCAGGTACATAAATGGTCTTGACGGCATACCTTTTGTTATATGAAGTTTTCCGTCATCTCCTATATAACTCCAGTAGTATTCTCCGGCTTTCACATAAGTGTTTCCATGCACTTCAATGTCTTGTAATGCTTGACGAATTGTTTTACCGGAGTTATATTTCCATGTAACACCTTCCGGTAAATCATACGGATAAGGGTTTTCTGCCCCCATCTGACCTGTGCCAAACTCCACAAAAAGCGCATGGTCTGTACCTGCGACAACCGCCCAAACACCGCCACCTTTTACAGAACCAACATACTCTGCATGAATGCTCCGTAAAAGTTCTTGATTAAAGATAGCATCAAGGTCAGCAATCTGCACTCTAGCAATCTCTACACCCTTTTCTGCCAGTGTCTCAGCCAGTATCCTACATTTATACTCTAAACTATTTTCATAGTCTCTAAGAGCCTTTACAGCAGCTTGTATGGACTTTTGGTCAAACAGATTGATATTGATAGGTTTAGCCATACTACTTCACCGTCTTCTGTAACAAGAACAAATCTGCTGTCAGACCCTCGTCTGCAACGCCTTTGACAACATAGTCCGCAGTCTTGTTGTCCACAAGTCCGTCATCGTTACGACCTACTTCTGACTTCTTCCAGATAACATCCCCTGCCTTAATCGGCAAATATCCTTTGTCGGTCACAATCTGACAATACGAACTGGAATCATCAATACCAAATTCTTTTACCAGTACTTCCGACAGCTTATTACTGATGTTGGCAGAAAAAAGGACGGGTTCAGAATATCCGGTAGTTTCTCTCAAAACCACTGGAATCCTTTCTCCGTCCATCTCGATGTACTTTATTTCTCCGTTTTCGTCCCGGTCATAAATCGTGACTTTTTCTCCCTGCCGTGAGTACTTCATTTCCTGCTTGTTAATGTCAAGCATCTTTCTTCACCTGCTTGTAAATCTGATTTACACCAGTGCTTGCCAAGCCGGAAACAATTCCTACCGCAATCGCATTCAGTACATCATTTGCCGGGAAATCCGGAATAACATACATTCCTACTACTCCGAGAATGCCACCGACAATGCCGACAACAACCGGGATGTAGTTATTCTTAATAACCGGAATCAGCTTCGCTCCAATACCGGCAAGATAACAGATAACCACGATTGCAACACAAGTTCCTACCTGTGAAAAATCCATCATTCCTTACCTCCGTTCTCTTTAATGTTAAGTCTTTCCTCAATTCCATCAAGTCTATGATGCGCAGATGCCGTACTGGCTTCAACCTTTGTCAGCTTCTGTTCATGCTCTGCAAGCTCTTTCTTCATCTCTGAACGCTCGCTTTTCATTTCATTGATAGTATCAAGGATGGTGTCCAGTTTCATGTTGATGCGTGTGTTTTCTTTCACACGTTCCTCAATATCCTTTGTGTCTGTTCTTTTGCTATTTTTCAGACCAATGTAGACGGAAAAACCGAGTGATAACACGCTTATAATGATTGCTGTAGATAACTCTATAGTCACATCATATACCGCCTTCCTTGTTTGTTGGCACACCGCCCACCACCCTTAAAGTGTGCCGCCTGCAACCTTATTACTGGAATCAGTAACATGGTCACGCACAATCTTCTTTTAATTACAATACATTTGCAAATGGAAATACGCCAACAAACAGATCCTCACGGTCTCTCCATTTTCTCGACACTCCATTCTCTGAATAGCTTGCCATGAAGTTTTCACCGGCTTGCGATCTGTCATACACGACAAGATTAACCACAACGGACTGAAATTTTTTCATATCCGCAGCAATCTTCTCTTCCGTGTAGCTTTTCGGGTATATTCTCTTTGCTCTGATGTCGGCTTCTGCTTGACTGATAAGTTGTTCCAAAATAGGATTTTCTTCCAAATGGTCAAACACGACCTTGGAGCTTTCAGAATCACTTTTAGAATCAATATGAAATTGTTTCAGACGGATTTTTACTTGCTCCAAAGTCGTATATTCTGCCATGTGTTACCTCTTATTCATCCTTTGCAGTTACCGTAGTAATACCTGCTTTTACTGCTCTGTAATTAGGATCACACTCGATAATCATAATTTCCTTGCCGGTTATTGCTTCAATTTCAGAAATGCCGTCCCAAGTAGCATACGTCTTTACATTTCCAAGATAAGAAGGTAATTTACAATCATCTGCTACCTTGTATTTGTAAGAATTGTCACCGCTTTTTGCAGGGGAAACGCTTACTTTCGTGTATCCATTAGTTGTTTGGCTTGCAGTGCTGTTCACTACCAATGTATCCAAACCGCTTTCTCCTTCGGTTAAAGTACCGATTACGATTCCATAAGGGTTAGGAATTACAGGGATAAACACGCCACTAGCCTTAGTCCACTCAGCAACCGGATCAGGAGTTGCCCACTGGGAAATAGTAATGAATTGCTTTTGGGACAGGCTTGTAAATGCACTTGCCTTTTCTTCTTCCGGAGTTACGCCCCAAAGTCCAGTACCAATCTTTCCGTTTCCAGTAGATGCATAAAGAGTAAATACATTATCCGGTAAAAATCTCTTGGGAGTTCTCGTTGTATTTTCCTTGTTGGCAATTCCGTACATATCATCATCAATTACCATATTCAGACCATACAGGCTAAGTAACAGATTTGCCACTTCTGCCGGAGTAATTGCCATTCCAACGAAATTAACTCCCTTAATAGCTTTCATGATTCCTTCATTCTTAAGCATATAAGAGCGCATTTTGGTAGAAGTCAGTGCAGTATTGACAACATATCCTTTGTCAAGAGCCATCTGAACCATGTCTGCAATATCTCCAAGGATATCATGGGTAGGATCTTCCCAGCCTTTCAGTGCCTTGAACTTATTTACTTTGAAGTCAATAGCAAAATTGAGACCATTTTCGTTAATAGTCATCTTACCAGTAGACATAACCTCCATTTTTGCGATTTCAGTTCTTGTCTTAACAGAATCAGAAAGCCGACCCATATCGTCATATACATAGTCAATCAGGTTGCTTTCTCTTACGCCATGATTCAGCAACTGGCGTAATCTTTCAGACTGGTTGATTTTTTCCTTGATCAGCAGCTTTTCTACGCTTACTTTTTCGAATCCAGGTCTTACACCAATAGCAGCCTCGGTATCAAATGCGTGTACCATTGCTGCGGTAGGAAGATCCATTCCCTCGGAAAGTCTTTCGTACTCTGCTTCAAGGTTCTCGGTCTTGATATCAGGGAAAAGTCGATCACCTACATAATTTCTTGCTATAGAATAGTTCTGTGAAAAGTCCAGTCTATCCTTATCTGTAATCATTGTTAATACACTAGGCATACTGTTCTTACCTCCGTAATTTAATCAAAGTAAATGCCGCTTGCTTTAAGTGCGGTTTCGGCATTGGTATCTACTGCAACAGGCAAATTTTCCTTAATAACACGGCCTGCAATAATTACAGAAATAGGCTTCTTTTCGTCATCTGTAATATCAACATCCTCAAACACAATTCCCTTCGCAGAAGCGTTATTTGTTGGAACCACAGTTCCTGCCTTGATGATCTTCTTATCATCTACCTGTGTTGCCATTGCTTGTGTTCCCTCAAAAGTTTTTAACACAAGTCCGACTTCACTTGCTAAAATATTTACACCAGAAGTGTAAGTAGTGGTTTTCATGTAAGCCATAACGTTTATACCTCCTTGCTTACTGTTCGATTACATAGCGCTGATTATATTTCTTTGCCATTTCAGCACCTTTACTTTCAGTTCCATTACCACCGCCAGAACTACCACCGCCCGGATTTGTGGTTCCGTTTGCGATTTCCTGCTCTTTAGCCTGTGCCGCAGCAGTCTCTTTATCAGAGATAATTTTTCCGAGTACTTCGTAGTCAAAACTGCCGTCATCCTTGATAACCTGTGATGCCTGTTCAGCAGAAATGTTAAACTTGGATGCCGCATTGCTTCTCTGATCCGCAATAGCCTGTGTCTTTTCAAGTTCTGCGATTTTTGCATTTGCAGTTTCCAAAGCTTTATTAGCTTTTTCAATTTCAGAAAGATTTCCGGCTTCAAGTTCATCAAGCTTTTTCTGTAACTCATCTGCACTATCAGCCTTAGCCTTGTATTGTCCTGCCTTTGTTTTTTCTCTTGCAACTTCCGAATTGTTCTGATTCAAAAGATTTGTAATCTGTTCGTCCGTAGCTTCGGGAAAAAGTTTTAATACGTCTTCTCGTGTCATAAATTACCTCCGTTAAACTCACGCTTTTGTTACCGCAGGTCGCTCCTGCTGAGTCTCTGCTATTTACCGCATAGCTGCAAATTTTATAAAATAAAAACAGCTACCTATTTCTAGGCAACTGTCTTATTTTGCATTTGTTTTACAATTTCTTGTGCTTTCGCCATCTGCTCTTCTATATTGATAATGTCAGCAGTTTTCCACAGAGCATCAAGGTAAGGTTTGGAAAGGTTGAAAGTCTTTTCACAATCTCCCCAAAGTCCAACTGTTTTGATTGCAATAAGCGGATGAATACCACACTGCAGAAGTTGCAGTAATGTCTGCGACTTGGTATACATATTATCTTGTGGACTGTGGTTGATCTGCACATCAAAATCTCTAAGAGTGATTTTCAGATCCTCTTTCTTAATGCGGATAACATTCAGCGCAACCTTGGCCAGTCTCTTCTCTGCTGTCTTAACAACCGGATCCTTAAGCCTTGCTCTTGATTTTGAAAAATCCCATCCGTTTCTCAGCTCAACCGCACCCTGCGTATCACCGCCAGTGTTTCCTTGCTTGTTCGGTATTCCCAAAATTGAAAGTGCGCTGTCTGTTAAATCATCCTTGGAAACCTGTGTCTGTGTCTGGTCAAGCTCCTGAGACATAACGTCCACATCGGACTTATTATCTTTATTGATGGACTTTACAACCAACGCATGGTTCATCTTCATTTTTTTGAACTCTTCTTCGTCAATCTCGCAGTTTACAAATTTGTACCATGCCTGGATAAACTGCTCTATACCATCCATTCTGTTTGACTGCGTATTATTGATTGCATCCAACAAATCTATAACAAGTTCAATATCAGACAACCGCTCATGGTTGTTCGGAAATTCTACAATCGGTATTCCACCAAATCCGTGAAGTTTCCATGTATCAGAAACAACCGCACTGTTTTTTATCTTACATTCACAGGATTCCGTGTAGCAGAGTTTGTACCACTCGCCATTTTCATCTTTTAATTCCTGTACCGCCAAAATCGGTTCTTCAGAACTGCGGTTGTAAATGACAAACGTGTTCAGAGGATTAGGTGCAACCACACGGATAGGCACATCTCCATTCACAATCTGAATAGCTTTGAATGATGTTCCGGTTGCTGACTGCCACTCACCAGCTTTTATGTCTTTCTCATGCTTATTTGCATCTGCTAAGTAATCATTCAGTTCATCTACTGCCTTATTTACAGCTTCATCATCTTTTCTGCTGACAAACTGAATAGGCTCTCCGTAAGTCTGAGCGACCTTGAATTGCACCCATTCAAAAGAATGGTTCTCTACTACTCGATTGGTGATATCCTCATTTGACAGCTTTGTTCTGTATAGTACCGGTTGATCTCCTTTGTAGTACTCCCACAAGTACTTGATAACTGGCTTATTGTAATAAAAAACACCGATGCAATCACCGATAACCTTTACAATGTTGTCTTCGGTTATCTGCTCCACATCCGTATATGCAATTTTTCTACCGTGACAACCCTTTACAAGGTCTTGAAATTTCATAGTGTTCATATTTTCACCTACATAAATGTAATTCCGCTGCTCTGGTCTCTTTTTGGAAGTTTCTTGATCTCACGTTCTCCGGTCTCCGTATGGTAAACAACCATCTTATCGCAATTCCGGCACTTATATGTCTTGTCGATGTGTGATTTTGAACTGCATTCACCGACCAACCTTCCGCATCCCGGACAGTACACTCTAATTTTTTGATTAAAAATCATAAATACCTCTTTTCTGCGCACAAAAATACCGCCCACATAACGTAGACGGTATTCCCGGCTGTTTGCCTTTTATGAGGATTAGAAAGCATCTTAAATATTTTCGTCAGTTTAACATTACCATTTTTTATATATGACATTCAATGACATCATTCATTCAAATATCCTTCTCCGTATTTCTTTTCAAACTGTTTCAATGCAGTTCCGTGAAGTCTGACAACCTGTCTCCATGAATATTTCATTTCTGTTGCGATCACTTCAAAAGTTTTCTTTTCTATGTACCTTGCGAACAGAATATTGTATGTGTTTTCATCTTCCATGCTGTCTATCTGCTGTATGATTTTCTCTTTTTTATCGACAAGTTCGTCCACCATGCCATCTATTTTCCGTTCCATTTCATCAATTTTGGCATATTTTGTTCCTATTTTGTCAAAATTCGGTGTAGTCTGTACCCTTTCACCGCTTTGCGGAGCAGATATGCTTACCGCCATATCTTTGAGTTGTGCGATTTCCGTGAGTTTATTATTTATCATCCGATTAAGGCGGCTTATTTGCCCTAAATATTCTTTGGTTGTCATATCAATACCTCCGTCCGAAAGAGAATGGGTTTTGAATTGCTTCTACTTTTGCTACCCTGTTTCCGTTTGTAATTCGCAATGCAAAGTTTGAAAATACATCAGGCACATCATCTAACTGTTTTTTTCCTGAAACAGAATACCTTTTCAGTAACGACATCATTACACCGTATGGTTCGTTAGGCTTATACAATGATGGATCTTTGAATATTACGTGTTGTAAAATCCAGTTAGAGCACTGGAAAATTCTTGCTTCTTTGTTTGTCTCTGTCGGTGTGTCTGTGATGTTGCATATCCATCCTTTACTCTCTACACGCTTATTTACTTCCATTGCCACACGGTCACCGCCGGCATTACGCTCAAATTCGCACTCTTGCACTTTATTATTAACAAGTACATTTGCCGCATTTTCATACTGCATCTCATAATCCGCAGTATTGTCACAAACAGCATCCACGCAGTAATAATCTTCTCCATACTTTTGCAATACCGGAAGAACAAAAAAGTCGGTTCCTTTTCCCTTGGTATCGCATTGCCCGGTAATAATTTCCGGTTCCCCATGTGGCAGATTAAGATAACGTCTGATTTTTTCTTCCGGAAATAACAATCCCTCACGTTCAATAGGCTCTTGCTTGTAAAGACACCTATAAGAGATTTCATCCATGAGTAATTGTTGATCTTCAAAAAAAGCAACCGTAAATCCGGAAAATTCGTAGTCAAAATTGCTTAATCCTGTTTTTGGGTCAATATCCGGAACTGCAATTACTTTTACTCTCGGATTCCCTTCATACATATTTTGGATCCGACCGATTACATCATTTACGCTCCACCTGGTAGCAATATGGATCTCTTTGCAATTCTTTCCGTCAGTATCTTGTGTCTTTCTTTGTCTTGCATCTACCGCATACTTGTCCCACAATTTATCCAAAATTATAGGATTCATAGCTTCTTCAATGCCACCGATCATGTCATCTACGAACAAAAACTTAGATGCACGTACTTTACCAGCGTTTTTACTTCCTACGGATGTGCACTGAACAGATGGAAATGGTTTATATTTGCCGATGTTAAACTGTTCCATTTTTGCGTTAGTACTGGTAACGGAAAGATTTGGGAAGATTTCATTCCAAGTGTACTCGTCAGAATTTGTACAAATATCGTACACACCGTCATAGTACATACGTGTAATATCTCCACTGTGGGAGTAAAAAAGGTTGAAATCTCTCGGAAACCATCCTGCTACCAACGCATTCAGCATTTTCTCGACCGTGGTTTTTCCAGCACCTGGGATAAGAGACACGCATAGAATGTCGTATTTATCATCAATCATGCCTTGAATGGCATCCATGAGACCAATTTTAAGAAATTGCTTTCTACGTGGCATATAGAACCGCTCTCTAGGTTCTCTTTTCTTTTCCAAGTATCGGTAGGCACTGTCCACAACCTTATTTTGTGCTTCCAGTAGGAGAACATCGTACAATTTATCTGTCAGAGAATAGTGCGTCTTGTTTGCGAAGGAATACTTTTCCAAATCCCATATGGTTCCTCCGGTTCTTTCCATGCAGAAACGCTCTACAATGACTTTAGAACGGTTTGTTATCTGTAAGCCATAAGTTATATCCTTTTCACCGTTTATAGCCACTCTGCAGGCTTCTATGTACGCATCAATGACCTGTTCATCAATTCCCTTGCGCTGTATGTAATTGTCATAGCTGTTTACTGCCGATATAAGGCTCTGACTTGCCAATATAAAAGAGCCTCCTTTCCTAAAATTTTGGAAATTTGGCTCTCTGCGTAGGCACTCTACGGCTGGTGCTCTGAAATATTTAATTCAAAAGTTTTAATATTCTGTCACAAAATCTTATATGACTTTTTAGTAGTTCCTTTCTTGTATGGTCATTAACAGGAACACCATCAAAACATTCTGCGTATTCGTTTATCCTTTCCTGTGAAATTCGCTTTTCTGTTTCTAAAAAATCAAAAACCTTATCCTTTGGTAAATTTACACCGATTCTATTGATTTCCCCACATTTCGGGCATTTAATCTCAGCCTGTCCGTTGAATTTTCCTAAAAGACGTTTGCATTTGCTACAACGATGTTCGGACAGTTTTACATAAAAACATTTTTTCAAAGCTTCCTCGTCTTCCTTTGTATATGCCACGACAATCGGGTCTTCTCCCAGTGTTGTACATTCAATTTTTACATTTTCAATATTCCCGATGTTTTTAGGTGTGACCTGCCGCCACGCATCACGCTCTATGCTATCAATTACTGCTGTCATGCTCATTTTTCATCCACCTACTTTCATATCAAGCATATATAATATTTCCTGTTCGGATACTTCTTTTGCTCCTTCTCTAACATGAGCAAGTATTTCTGTTAGTTGTTGATTATCTTTATCCGTCATTCTGTTTTTATCAATTGTTTCATCGATGCAGTAATATAAACAATGCCCATATCCACACCCCAAATGACTTCCATAAAATGATTTTCCAACAACATCAACCTTATCTGTTATCAAAATGTCATGTCTCAAATCCAAAAGATATTCTTTTTTTGCATTCCAGCAATTTAGGCAAAGATTTTTCAAAAAGCTTGCGACTCTTTTTTCTCTATCACTGATGTACAATATTGTGTCTTTCATTCTTCATCCACTCCTCAAACTCTTTCCGGCACTTAGGGCATAAGTCAATTTCTGCTTCTTCTGTGTACAAAATAATTCCAAAATTGTCAAGCAAACTATCAATATGGTAACCTTTTTGGATTTTTGACTTAATTTTCGCTTTTCCTTTTCTGATAAGTGTATTCTTTATTTCTAATCCACACCTATCGCAAGTGTTCCATTCTTTGATATGTTTCATTAGTTACACCTCTTTGTATGGATTGAAGAAGTCCTCATCTTTTCCAATTCCAAGATGCTTTTTCAATGCAAAATTTGTTATCCGTTCCCGATTAAACGAATTACTGATAATATAACTTGCAAGTTCTCCATCTTTCCATCCGTCCGTACTTGTCATAGAATCATAAATCTGCTTATATTCTCCGGTCAGCTTATCAAATTCAAACCAGCCTAAGTCAAGCGTCACTCCATAATTATAAAATCCCTTGTCAGACCACTTGCTGACATAACACATTAACTGCTTGTACGAGAATCCTAATCTTTCAAAAATATTTCCAATAGTTCTTATGCTCAATTCCCGATCGCTAGAATGTAATTTTCTTTTCTGCTCATTCACGCAAGCTCTGAAAAATATTTCTTCTAATGGCTTCATTCTTCCACCAACTTTCTTATAATCTAAGGTTGTTTTCATGTATTTGAATCAGTATTTTTTAAATATTCAACAAACAGTAACCAAGCCTGTTCGTATGTTAAATCGCCATAAGGGTTTTGAGCATAGTTTTCTCGGAAATACTCATGGTATTTTTCTTTTTCATACTCGGAATATGAATCCCATTTAGAAACTCCAGATTTCTTTTTGAAAAATTCGCACTCATGCTCGCTATCTGCATATCCGGTTGGTGGAATATATTTTTCTGGATATTTGCAAACATCTAACGTTCCAATATTTTCATTTCTTTCAATTTTAAGATAGGCACAATCATAGCACGTCATTACTCCACCAACTTTCTGCCACACATGGGGCAAAATACAATTTTAAAATATCCCATAGTTGCTGCATTTGCAAAAATAACAATACCAGGTTTATTGTCTCTGACATTTTTCAAAATCTGTGCTTCTGTCAAATTTGTTTCATTCGCACATTTATAAATTTTAATGTCTGCTCCGCAGATTGTATTTTCGTCATGCCAGTTTTCACAAAATTTACACATGCTTATTTTTCAACCTCTCCATTAACCGTTCACATTTATCAAGATTTTCGCAAGTAATGTTGTTTAAGTATTTTTCGCTTTTGTCAGACACTGTTGTTATATTCATTTGTATCAGTTTCGGTTCAAAATCTTTACAATACTGACAACAATCTTGAAGAATAAGGTGAAATCCATTCATGTAAAATTCCTCCGTAACCCATGCAGACGGAATCGAACCGCCGACACACATCCTATGCGGATGCCGCTCTTCCACTGGAGCTATGCATGGTTGAGATGCAATATTCCCGGGGTTACTCCGCATTATACAATCGCAGAGCATATTGCATCACTGTTTCAGCCAAAACATAGACCACCTGTTAACAGACAGCATAATTTGACCGAATAGTTGGGATGATGGGACTTGAACCCATGACATACTGTGTATAAGACAGCCGCTCTCGCCAACTGCGCTACATCCCAATGTGCGTTTCCATAAGCTGTATGCATACATTTAAGACGCTGACACAGCGCAAC